CACCGCTCGGCTGTTGGCACGTGTGCTCATCCCGGTGACCGCTGACACGCCTCCGGAGCGTGATGGTGGCCCGGTGCTGGTCGACAACTGGGTCCGGCGGTTCGCGCCGTCGATCGTCGGGTTCGTGTTGAACACCAACAAGCCAGAGCCAGTCTCATCCGTTACCGCTGAGGCAAGGTTGGCCGACGAAGGCGTCGCCAAGAAAGTCGCAACACCCGCTCCTAAGCCCGACACGCCGGTTGAGATCGGGAGATTGGTGCAGTTGGTCAGATCGCCAGAGGCAGGCGTTCCAAGCGGGCCAGTGTTATAAAGTACCGCATTGGTGTTGATCTGAACGACACCCGAGCCTTTCGGCACAAAGGTGATGTTGATATTAGTGTCGTCGCCCGTGACTTGTAGCTCAGGCGAGTCGCCCGTTGCCGCATTGAGTACACGCAGCTCGTTAACCGCCGAGGCGACATACGAAAGCCCTAAAAGTTCATTTCCGTTCGGGTCAAGGATGTCACCGCCGATGCTGATGTCGCCGGGGAAGGTTGAACCGCCTTGTGGCGTGACCTGCGAGACGGTGTACCAAGTATCCGTGAAGTTATCGAATCGAACAGCGATAAAGCCGCCCGCAGGCATACTCGACAAAGCACCGACCACCGACGCGCCGTTTCCATCAATCGTGAGGCTCGTGATAGCTGTCGTTGAGACGATCAAGACAACCTGACCATCAAAAGCGTTAGCAATGGGCGGCAACTCAACCGTACCAGAGGCCAAAGTACCGGCAGGCGTCAAAACCAAAAAGACATTCTTCGTCTGAGCGCCGATCTGGTACACAAAGCCAGAGATCGGTGAGAGATAGAAAGACTCGTACTCGGGTGAAGCAAAGTTCTCTTGGAAGTATTGCAACAGTAGCCCAATCGACGCACGGCGAGTGTCGCCCTGATTCGGCGTGTAGAGCGCAAACTGGTCGCCCGAGTTGAGCGAACTAACAAGCGGTAATTGATAGATTTGAGGCATGGCTGCGAACCTTTAGTTGTATTCCAAAACGCCGTCGCCGCCCACAGTAACCGGATCGACGGGGCGCTGCATAAACGGATTGTCGTACCACCACGGCTTGTTTCCTGCGCCGGAGGGCATTGTATCTGGAAGCTGTTGCTCGATGGGCTTGGCCGCACGCGAAAGCAACGTGTTATATCCCATGCGAGCTGTTGACTTCGTGTCAGGCATCGGCTGCTTGCCGAATCCTGGCGCAAGACGAATCGCAAGGTTGGTGATGATCGCTTCGTTGGCCGAATCCGGCACAAACGTATCTTCATCAATGTTAGTCGCGCCCGGATTGTTGGGCAGCGGATAGTTTAGGCGCAGTCCCTTTGCATTCCACTCGGCCATCATCGTATCGAGACGGCGTAGCGCAGACTGCAACTGGCTGGCACTTAAATCAAAGGTGTATGTCGCCATTCCGATCTCATCGAAGGCGGCATCGATGAATTGACGCTTAGTCCAGCCCATAAGCTAACTCCAGAAAAATCGTTTCAGCTTCGAGGCATAAAGCATCGCCCTAGCCATCCAGCCTAACTCTACAACAGCCTCATCTTTCGGCGGCTGAATTTGCGGAGCCTTTACCGGCGCAGGGGTGCTAATCGGTTGCGGTTTTTTCTTTAGCAACACTCTCGGCTTTTTCTTCTCAGGCACGTTTGCTGCATCACCTGCCGCTGCAATGGCTTCCTCACGGTTTTGATACCAACCGTTCGCCAACTGCTCGGCAAGCTCTTCTTTAGTCGTAACGGAACACACCGCGTAGGTTTTCCCACCTACTCGATACGCACCCGGAGACTTAAATAGCATGACTGGAGTCATTTCTTCCTCGCTGTCTTTTTGGCTGCCTTAAATGCTGATGCAGTCGGAGCGCCTTTGCTTCCGACCTTTCTCATACGTTCGACTTTGCCGCCAGCCGCTTTTTGACGCTTGATGCGTTCGCGTTTGGCGTGAATGTTGGCGTAAAGCCCGCGCTTCACTTACGACCTTTGCGCTTTGGCGCTTTGCTCGGCTTGCCTGCTTTCATTGCAGCCTTACGAGCGACGTTCAAGGCAATCGCCACCGCTTGCTTGCGTGGACGCCCTGCCTTTTCTTCCATCTTGATGTTCTTTCCGATGCTTGATCGGCTATACCCTTTCTTCAACGGCATTTCGATCTCCAAAGGATCAGGGGGCCGAAGCCCCCGTCACCTTATTCAGATTACGGCTGGTTGAACAGCAGAATGCCCGACATTTCGGGTTGCTTGTTCACAACACCGAACAGCGTATCGAGACGATACTTGATCGTCATGCTGTCGATATCGTAGAACTTCTGCATTACCAACTCGATGCCCTGATCGGTCGAGGCGCGCATCACTGCGGCACCTGCATCCGACGGAACCGCATAACGGCCCGGCAACAACTCCAACGCATCCTTCTGCCAGAACACGTTGATGTTCGAGGCTCCGGTGTTGAGGAAGGTCAAAGAAGCGGTCGCGCTGGTGCTGGCCAGTTCGACGTTCTTGTATTGCAGCTCGGCATCGGTGCCGCCAGCGCCCGAAATGATCGGCGGGCTGATGGTCATCGTCGTCGCGCTGTCCACCGAGATCACGCGGAAGGTCTTCGGCTGGCCCGTTGACGACTTCGTGATGTGGTGAACGGCTTCCACTCCGTCAATCGTGAAGGCATCGCCCGCAACCACGCCAGTGGTGCTGGAAACCGTCACAGTCTGGAAGCGGTTGTCGACGTTGATCTCGCCACCGACCGCAGTCGAGGTCGCCGCAGGGACGTACTCGGCCTGTGCGCCAGTGGTGTCAATCGTGACCGTGCCAGCGGCAGCAGCGATACGGTTCGCGTAGTCGAGCTTGTAGGTCTCGAAGCCCGCGACCATACCCACATAGCTACGCTCGTAGGCAGTGACCGACTTGTTGTTGTTGAAGAAAGAGCGGGTCGCAACAGCGAGGTTGCCGGCGAGACCGTTGTAGTCGCGGCTCGACAGGGCGAGGTAGCGATCTTCGGTGGCAACGCCTTGCTCGTTCATGATGCTGTCGCAAAGCGCCACATCGTCGTAGTCGCCAGCAGCGCCGGAAACCGGAACAACGAGGGTGCCTTGGTTGGCAGCAACGTTCATGATCTGCACGTTGATGTCGCTGGCGAGCTTCTGCTTGGCAGCGTCACCGAGGCGACCTTCCTGCAACGCATCACGCAACTCCAACGAGGTCATCGTCCACGGCACAGTGCGGCTAAAGCCAAGGCTGGCCGGAACCGACAACTGAGTCATGTCCTGATACGAAGCGGCAATGCTCGAACCAGGGGTGCTGCTGATCGACTGAGCGATGTACGGCATCGGACGCCAAATGGTGTCACGAGCGCGCTCCATCATTACGGAATCGGTGTTGTACACCGACACATTACGGGACAGAACAAGCGCGTCGTGGAACCCTTCGAGAAGGTTCTCAAACGCAACCCGTTCCTCTTTTGAGAATGAATTGGCCATTGTGATATTTCCTTAAATAAAAAGTTACTTCGCAGCCTCACGCTTTGAGCGTTTGTACTGCAACACTTTCGTGTAGTTACCAGTACGCTCCGCTTCGGCGCGCAGCCGTTCCAAGGTTGAGTCCACCGATCCTGAGATACGTCCAGACGACTGAATCGTTTTCTCCGGCGGCGGGGCCGATTTACGGTTTTGAACTTTCAATTGTGTCTCCAGTTTTGCCACCGCAAATGCGAACTTAACGGGGTCTTTGATGTCAGAGAGTTCCTTCGCCTTCTTTGGGTTCTTGCCAAGCGCATAAACCAAGACCGCAGGGTTTTCTGCACCCTGAAGCAAAACACCTTGCTGCGTGACATCGAGCGTATTCTGCACAATGTCCTCCGCGTCCTCGTAATCCCTGACCTTTAACTCGGCCCGAGAATTCACATAGGACTGCAACTTGTTCTGCCAAGCCTCCTGCTGCTCGCGTGCGGCAGCTTCAGCTTGCGCTCTCTGCTGGTCAACGATTCGCTTTTGCTCGAACCAGTTAGCCAGCGCACTTTCAAACTTATCGGTGTCGTAATCGAAATCATCTAGGCTTGGCTTTTTACCCAACGTGACCGGCTTGATCTCAGTCGTTTGAGTTGTCAGCTTTGTCCGTAGCTCTCGATTCTCCCGTTTCAGTTCTCTGTGCGATTTACGCAACTCACGCACCCATTCAGGCGCTTTCTCTTTTTCATCCTCTTGGGTTGGCGATTCCCCATCAATCGAAATAACAACTTCGTCCTCGATGTCCTCTGAATCCTCTGGTGCTGTTTCGCCTTCTTGGACTGCTTCGTCCATAACTTGCGGCGATTCAGTTACCTCAACTTCTGGTTCAAATTGCTCGACTTCGACGTCATCCTCTCGAACTACTGCCTCGTTCATGATAGACCCCATACAACTCACCCAAGAAAATCGGCTGGGTGGAAACCGAATACTAAAAAAATGAACTAAATCTTAAAATCTGTCAAATCAATCCTTAAAACATCTGTTGCGTTGTAAAGCGAGAATCACCCGGCATCATCGGGCGCTCTAACATCCGCATCCGTTGCGGATAGAAGTCTCGCAGTGCGCCAAGGCCAAATTGCTGGAACTGCTGCACAATCGGCGGCAGGTCTGGCTTCATGCCCGGCATTCGCGTAACAGGATTATATTCGGGTTGGATCGGCACCATTCCTGGCGGTGCGATCATTGCCTGATCTGGTGTCGCGTACTCCTGCACGTTACCCATCGTCGGATCGGCAGGTGCAAACGGCGT